GAATTTCTTCTATTGTATCTCCTCCTCTACCACCTGAAGCAGCATCAGGATAATTTGCTGAAAGTGATCCAAAAATATAATTTGCTGTAGTAGCATTAAGATTAAATTGGTTAAATTTTGAATTTATAGTACTTAAACCATTTAATGTATTAGCACCAACATTTGAATTAACTCCACCACCAGTTAAATATCTAACAGTTAATGTTGTACTAGAAGGAGAAATTCCATAAGTCCCAGTATATAAAAAATTAACAGGGGAATAAGCAACTGTAAGTTTATCTTGTTGGAATGGTAATCCAATTCCTACATTATCTGCATTTGGGGTAATTTCTTCTGTTACATCTGATGGGTTTCCAGCACCAAATTGGAGTTGGAGATTTGATAAAGATGTAAAACGAGTTGCAAAACGTCTAGCTACTTTTCTTAAACGTAATAAATAAGGAGTATCTCCATTTACATTAGGATCATTTAAATTAGTATTTTTAATAGTATCTAATACCATTTCTTGTCCTAAATGATCTACTTCATACCATTTATTTCCATCAGAATCAGTAATATCTAATACTTTTATAATACTAGGTGCTTGTATGTTTACAGTTTGAAATGGTTGAGGATCACCAAACGTAATAGTAGTAGTATTAATAGTAGCAGAAATTGCATTTCTACTCTTTTTTAATAAGTAATATTGAGGAATATTACCTGCAATCTGGTAAATCGTAACTTCAGTAGGATCTTGAGAACTTGAAACTGAAAAGTCTATTTTATCTTGGATTAAAAATGAAGATCCATTTTGAGAAGTTACAGTAGTATTTTCTTCAATAGTTATAGCATAATCATAATCAGGAATATATTCCCCACTTACTAATTTAGAAGGTAGTTGTTGATAAAAATCTATTGATGTTTGAGCTACTCCTGTAGTTTTAGGTTTATACCCAAACATATATGCTAATTCAAATACATTATTTGTTTGTTGAGCATATTGGACAAAAGTTTCTTGAAATTGATTGTCTAAATAAAAACTTAAAACATCTCCAACATAAGAAGCTTGTTCCATAAACATCATTCCTGGAGAAGCAGGAGAAAAGTCATTATATGTTTGTGGGAAATATGTTCTAGAATATTCTATTAATCGTGCTCTAAATTCTGAAAAATCACGGTTAATATATCTTATATCTCTATTTGTAGTAGCCATTTTAAAGTTGAAGTGTTAAAGTATCGTTTACATTAGAATTGGCAATTGAATATTTTAATTGCACTGTTAAAGTATTATTATCCGGATCTTGAAGTATTTCTAATGAGTTAATAATAATATTTGGAAATACTGAAGCTATATTAGAGGTTATTTTTGATTCTAGTCCTATTAATGTTCCTTCGGTTATTTGATCAAATAAAAAGGCTCTTAATCCTCCTCCAAAAGTTGGATTTAAAGGGTATTCTCCGGGGTTAGTTAAAAAATAGTTTATTAAATTATTTTTAACAGCTTGAGCTGTTAAATAATTAGGAGTAAAGACAGAAGGACCATTAAAAGGTAAATTTACCCCAACCGCAACATTCGGATTTAAATCAAGTGGGTTAATCTGTTGGGGATTAAATGGCATTATTTACTATTTAACAAATTCATAATTTGGTCCATACCTACTTCACCAGCACCTAAACTACCATTTACAGGGTCACTTACTTGTGGTCTAAATGGTGATTGGGCATCACGTGAAGTAAAACTTAAAGCAGTTTCATTCATAACATCCATATATGCTTTTCTAGTATCCATTGTTGGTGGAGTAAAAGTAGGTTGGGATGGGGAAACAGGAATAGTTGTAGGTGAATATGATTCTCTAACAACGGTTTTTGGAGTACGGACTGCTTCTAAAAGAATATCTTTTAATTCTTCTTGAATCACTTCTCGTACAGATTCTTTAATTAATTTTTTTAATACGTCGATTTTCATATGATTATAAATATTTGGTTAATCTGCTTTTAAATTATTTTGTTGAATATAAAATACTAGTTCGTCTATTAATATCTGATCAATTGAACTAAATGACCATTCTCCTTTTAACATTACAACACCTTGTTTATTTGTTGCGGTTGCTCTTCTACGTTTTAAAGGTTTATCTGTTACTTCGGTTTCAACCCCCATTGTAAATCCATTTACATCTGTAACTACAGGAGATAATTGGTTAGATTGTTCATTAGTTAAAGCAGTAAGTTCTATAGCAACTGTTTCTTGTTCAGCATCAGGATAACATTTTTCAACAAGTTGATCAAGTAAATTTAGTAATTGAAGTGCTTGTAAAAGAACTTGTCTTAATAAAACTAAAATAGATAATGTACTAGCATTTATAGTTCTTAATTTTCCTATAAGTTTATCAAGTCTATCTTTATTATCTTGTATAGCTAATACAACATTAGTTGGAAGTCCAGGTACTCCAGGAACACCCGTAGAGGTTGGTATTGGAAGATTTTTTAATATGTTAAAAGCTATATCTAAACCTTCAATAACACCTCCAGTAACTCCTAATGCTTTAGTAGTATTATCTATTATTGTTAAAGTATTATTTAATTGTTTAACTAATTTATTTTTTTTATTAATTAAAATTGTTAATTCTGGTGAAGTAGGACATGTTGATCTATTATTTATAGTGTCTAAAATTTTATTTTGATTTTTAGAAACTAAATCAGAAGCTTTAGTTACTCCAAAAGCTGATATCATGGTTATGATAGAGGGAATTAAAGTTGATTTAATAGTGTTTATCTGGTTAGATAAACGCTCTTGGGTAAAATAATCTGCTCCTTTATTCCCTTTAGAAAGTTCTTTAATTTGGTCTACATTTAATTGAGATGCTTCAATTTTATCTTGTTCTAAAGCAACAGTTGTAGGAGTTAAAGAAATTACTCCTAAATCTGTTTTTACAGTACCATCCCCTTTATAAGGAATTATTTCTATAGATTCATATCCTGGGGCTGAAATATTAATTTTAGGTAAGTCCTTTGGGGATATGTCTTGTGAAAATGATGAAGATAATTCTATTGAAACTTGTCCGTTAGCCATAAATTATATATTAAAGTTCATAGATTATAGTATTTTCATCATTTGTTTGCCCTTCAGTTGAAGTTTGGTTTGTTTCAATTCCTTGATTAGGTTGATTGATATTATCATTGATTGGAGTTTCTTTTGTTATTTGAACTCCTTGAATTGGTTGGTTTGTAGTAGAATTTATTACTATACCTGAGGTTACTGGGGGGGTTGATGCTGGTAATGGAGGATAATTAGTGGGGTTTGTGTACAAAGCAAATATTTGTCTTATAGCCCATCCTGAAATTTTAGGGGTAAAAAGAAAATCAAGAATTTTTAATGTTTCTGTTTTAGAATCGACTTCACTTTTTAAAGCTAAAATTTTTGAATTGTACTGTTTTTCTGCTCTTATTATAGAACCACTATTTCCTTCTTTTGGTCCTGCTCCTCCTCTACTAGTTAATCCAACATATGCCTTACCATCTTTACTTTCTTCAATTAAAACTTCCCATTTTACTACCCAATTAGTATCATCCATTACTATATTTATAGCTGATATTGTTGGGTTAGATTTATATGTTTTATAAAAATTTTTTAGGGCTGTATTTACTTTAGTATGCATTTTTCCTCCAAATCCATCTTTTGTTCGAGATTCAAAAGAATGCATTCCATCATAATCTCCTTTAGAAGGGTTGTATGAGCCTGAAATTCTTGTTTGGTACATTATTTTAATTTTATAAAATTTGATTTAATATCATCTATGTTATTATAAATTTTTTCAAAAATTTCTTGAGAAGAATTAGCAACTGTTAATATTGCAGAATTTGGAGTTGGCACTCCGCCAGGCCAATCTTGAACAGTTTTTAAAACCTCGGTTAAATTCTTTAATTCTGTAATTAATATTTTTAAATATTCTACTGTAATATCTCCTTTTAAAGCTGATTGAGAAGCATTTTTATTCCCTAAACGTATATCATTTCCATCTAAATATATTTGTTTTGCTTCAATATTAATACTATTGTTTGACGATATACCAACTGAATTTTGTCCACTAATTAAAACACTATCTGTTTTAGCATTTAACACTATCCTATCTGAATTTAAAATTATTTGAGGGCTTGCAAATTGAGATGGGGTTGTAGGTGGTGTAGTATAAGAAACAAAATTTTCGTTTGCTATACTAAATGGAATCTTTTGGTACGAAGTTAAATAAAGGGATGATAAGTCACCATTTAAATTTTCTGTTATAGGAATCCACCCCTTATCACTAACATTAGTAGGTTGACCATTTCTTACTATAGTAATAGGATCACCATTAGTACCAGCAGATGACCAGTTATTATTTATTGAACTTTTTGATTTTGCAGTACTACCAAAACGTAAACTTTGTCCATGTCTTCCTTCTAATAATGAATCACCCATATAAGGCATTAAAGGATGAATATCTGTTTTTTCAACAAATGTGTTTTGAGATGGGTTAACAGGACTGTTTAAATTGATTTCGGTAGATTGATCTTCTACTCGTCTTACTGCACCATTTTCTGTTGATTTATAATCTCTGCGTTGGGTTGGATTAATAATAGTAGAAGGGTTTGGGTAAGCATCATGGTGAGGGTGATTCCATACCCCTAATGGTTTTAAATAAAAGTATGATTGATTTGAAGTATTTTGTCCTTGTTGTTGATTTGGAAGGGAAAATAAAAGTACGATTTCGTTAACTAATGGGTATGTTTTAATTTGTGAATCATAAGGTAAAGCAAAATTTACAGTTGTACCTGTAGCAGACTGATTGGTAAATTCATAAAATATAGCACCTATTCCATTCCATTGTCCTACAGAATCAAATTTAGGGTGGTTTTCATCTAAGACAATATCAATAACTCTAGCTGCAGCTAATTGAGATTTTAAGTTATTGATTTGGCCCTGTAAGTCAGGAGTAGAGGAAACAGCAGTTGTTCCTCTAGTAGAATTAGTAATACCGGTTCTATATACTGGCATTAGTCTTTTGGATTAAATTTTTTAACTTCGGATAATAATTGTGCTTTTTCTTCTTCAGTCATTCCAAATCCTTCTTCTTCTGATTTACCTGAAGCTAGAGCACGTTGAATAATGGTAGCCATTTTAATTAGCTGTTCATCATTTTTAATACCTAGTTCCATATATTCCTTGATTAAAGGAACAATTAAAGTAGCATCACCAATATCGTTAATAAGTGGTTTTAACTCACCTATCAAAGCTGTGATTTGCTGTTCTTTTTTCTTTTGGTTTTCGTAAATTTCTTTAAGGATATCGGAGAATTTTTTCTTACCAAATACGTTTGATTCTAAATTACTCATATGTATTGTTTTTTATAAATATAAACAATTACGAGAGGTGGAACTTCATGTAGCCGTGTTCCAAATAAAATAAATAGTTTTTCTTAAATATATCGTATAAAACACCTGCTATTTTGGTAATTTTAGGAGTTTTAGCATCTGGGATCATCTCGTGGATATAAATGTAAAGTGCTTTCTTGTTGAATACATCTATACTATCTCGTTTTCTAAACAGTTCTAAAATAGCATCTGCAATTTTTGCATCATATTCTTTAGGGAAAACTTCATATAAATTAAAACTTACAAATTCAACCCATTCATCCATAAAATGAGATAAACGATCGTCTGTGTTAGTAGGTTCTATAGTATATGAATGTGTATCATCTTTTAAAAGTTCATCAGTTGATACTTTACTAACCTTACTTTTATAATTTTTCTCATTGTATAAGATACACCAACGTTTTACAATCGTACCAAAATACGAGTACGCTTTAGCTCCATTCTGGGGGTTAAAGAGATGGATTTTAGAAAGTAAAAACACGATTATCTCATGTTGTAAATGTTCTAAATTCTCTACTTCAGTATGATAAAATTTAAAAGTATGGATTATGTTCTGGGTTAATTTAAAGAAGGCATAATGGATTTTTTCCTCATATATCTTGCTTCTCAAAACAGGATCGATCGTATTGTTATACAACACGATCGCGTCCTCAGTTTCCTGAGTAAAATAATTTTTACTTGCAGGTTTTTTAGCCATTTTAGCTGAACTTTCTAAGATTGAATTCATTTAATATTTCTTGGATTTTTAAGATTGATTGAAATATAACCCCAACCTCATCATCCTTTTCAAATATACCTCCACGATCTAATTCTCTCAATTTCTTGTCAGAAATTTCAATCGTGCGAGATAAACGATCTAGATAAGCTAAATATCCGGCTACAATATCTTCTTGTTTTTCATTTTTTCTAAGAAGATTATAAGTCGTGAATCCTAAAATCGCGACTAAAATTGCTAGTACACAGCAAACAATTGTTAAAGCTATCATAAGTTATCTAACATATTTTTTAAACCATCACTTTTGAACGAACCTAAAGCTTTAGTTTTGGTTGATATTTTTTTAGACATGTTGGGTTTATTCCCCAATGTAAAATTTCCCTTTCCGTTATCCACGGACTTTTTACCTTCTTTTAATTTAGGTAACCATTCACGTTCAAACTCAATACGTGCTGCCATTAAATCTGCCTGATGTAAGATATAAGGGAGTGAAGTACGTGGTTTTTGTTCTGGCATAAAATTAGCAAGATATTTTTCATTTGCCTTGTCATATAAACCATCATGTGTCTGGATAGCAACCATTTCATTAAATGTATACTGGATACCATGTGATTGTAATAAATATAATCCTCTATCGGGAACTGAAGCAAATGGTACTTTAGTATTAAACATATAATCCTCTCCTAACTTATCTTTTCTCCATTGATCAGTCTGAGGGATATATGAATCTTGTTCTTCATCACCCATTTTACCTAAATCATGGTTTAGAGCTGAAAATACAAGTTCTTCAATTGTAAAAGTAGACATGTCACATCCTTCTTCTTCCCATAATGTAGCTTGCTTAATAGCACATCGAATAACGCGTAAAACATGTTCAACATACCCTCCAGGGAAGGCATTATGGTATTCTTTTTTATGCGCAGCAGGCATTAACATTAAACGTTCGGCATATTGCTCATAAAAATCAATCAATTTCTCTTTACGTGGAGAGGAAATATGGGTGTCAATAATTGACATTAATTCATTCCAATTATCTTGGATTTGTTCGGCGGTAAGATTCATAACTTTTATTTATTTAATTAATTTTCACGTTCAACGATTGCTTGAGTATCTTCTTGAAGTTCAAAAAGTTCTTTTAACAATTCACGAGCCGCTTCTACATTTCGTTCGTTTAAAGCGTTTCTCATTCGTTTTAATTTTCCTTCAATAGACTCTAAGCGTCTTAATACTAATTCTTTATTTTTCATTTTATTTTATTTACTTATTTTTTTATAACCATTATTTATTTTAACAATAATAATATTAAAATATAAATTAAAGATAATAACTTTATTTTAAATAGTCACGGATTTCTTGTTCTTTTAGATTTTTCTCTACTAGTACCTGAACTTTTTTCAAGTGAGCACATTTTTCATATTCTTCTGTACCTTCAAAGTAATGTATAGAAAGCTTTAATGCAACTAAAAATTCATCGGTTGAATGTTTTTTTAAATCTTCTTTCCAAACCTTACTTCTAAACTTAAATTCCTCAATCCAGAAATAAGCTCTAGTAAACATCATAAATTCCCCAGCTTCATCAATTCCTCCCATATCTAAAGAAGGATCAGCTTTTGAAAAAAAGTTTAAAACCTGCTTTTTAAATGTTTGGCCATTCATAATAAGTTTATAAAACATACCTAACTTAAAGTAAGGAGTTTTTTTAAACTCATCTAACTCAGCTCTCATCTTTTTAGTTTCTTTGGAATCTTTACCATCCTCAGGAAACCCAAATAATGCAAATATACCATTCAAACTCATCACTCTATATGTATATATTATTCTAAATTAAAACTCACGTATAAAATCGTTGATTTTACATATAAATATCTAATCAAACTGTTCTCCAACTTTTTTAATAACTTGTTTAGCTTCATTTAAAGAAACATAGAAAAACTCTCTTTCACCTCTAACACGTTTTTGCTTTAACTGCTTGTGTACCTCCTTTTCAATACGCTCCCCATTAAAACAACTATACGAATATACAACATCAAATGGCATAGGAACACCCGTTGATTTACTCAATTGAACAGCTCGTTCTTCGGGATCATTTTTTGTATAACCTATTTTTAACATTTCAGGCATTGAAGGGTTAACTAATATATAAACATATTGATCACCTTTTTTACCATCAACACTTTGTCTTAAACGTCCGGTATAATATTCGATAACATCCCAATCACCATCTTTTTTGATTGAAAAATATTTTGGTTGAGGGGCTAAAGGCGTTCTACAATACGGAACATAGTTTTTAGCCTCCTCATTTGTTAAACGTTCCATGACTAGAACCGAGCTTGAGCGTTTGCACCTTTATACCATGGAAGTCCTTCTCTGTTTTTTAAAGCCTCTTTCCATTGTGCTTCCGTCATTTTAATTCCGTTAAGGTAATATTCTCTTTTACGTTTATTACCTTCGGGGATTAAAGCCGGTCCTTCCCAATTGTGTAATTTTCCATCGAACGTGTACATGATGGTTCCGTCTGCAGTTGTGATTTTTCTGCTTGGTTGATACTTTTCGTTTTCTTTCATAACTTTGATTTTTTATTACCCAAAAATAACCTCACCTACGATATCTCCAATTAAACATCCTGCTACGAATGCTAATCCGAATAATCCAGTGAAACTGAATGCTACAAACAATGTAACGATTGCTAAAATTTTAATTCCTTTGTTTTCTACTTTACTTAACATAACCTTTATTTTTATTTATTTATACTGTTAGTATACGAATAAAAAATTGGGTTGCCAAAGATTTTTTACTGGTAGAAAATTACAGGTGCACTTCCTGCTGCTAAACTTGCGGATGTAATAGTTAATGGAAGAAAAACCCCTGCAGGTAAAGTAAATGGAACACCTGTTGCTTCAATAATACCATTTGTGGAGCTACGGTCAACACCATATTTAAAAGCAACAATAACTGATCCTGTTGGGTTATTAGCGGAGCCTGTTCCTAGGCTTTGGATTCCTGAAAAAGATCCTGAAATGGAATTTCCTGCGGTTAAAATTAATCCACCAAAATTTACTGGTACGTTTGCCATTTTATTTTATTTTTAAATAATTATTTATTTGCTTTGTTTATAAATATATCAAACAAACTAATTGTTCCACAAACAATGATTGCAATGTAACCAATTGTAAAATGAACTGGGATCATTAATAGATTTTTCATAGTAATTTTTTAATTTTTTTAAGGTCGTCTAGAATATTTGATAAAATACCTTTTTTAAATGCGTTATAATCTTCTTGGTTTTCTCTAGGAAAAGCTGCTAGATAACAATCATTTTCATCTTTAGGGTAAAGGTAAAATCCTTTTCTTATCTTCTTTTTTGTTTTTCTTGGTAGTCTAAATTTCATTGTAAATTAAATTATAAATAAACCATAAGGTTTATAATAAATCGTGCCATGTCTCGTAATATACATATATATTTTGTCGACGCCAAGTATTTTTTTAAAAAAAGAGATTTGATGTTTACTATCTTTTACAAAAATGGCCGATTTGGAAATTTGGGTTTCATTTTGGGGGAAAATGCAAGTTTAATATATAAAGATATATTGGGTCGATGGTGTTAAGGTTTTAAAGAGAAAGCTTTTACTCTAAGTCCACGTTCCTCGCCGGCCCGCCATATATTGACCCCGGCGCGCGTGGTACCCAGTACGTGATACCATATACATACCATATACATACCATATATATACGGCCGTACCGGTACAGGCCTACCAGCCTTGTACCTTGGTTTTTGAACCTACCAGCTCACCGTTCTCAAAATAATAAAACTCCAGCTTACCGTCTTCACGCTTTACGGTCACGTTGGCTTGATCGGTTAAGCACCCATCAATGTTTAGAATGCGTGTTTGGTTTAATTGGATAAATGTTGATGTTGTCATATGTGTCTCTGTTTTCTAGACCCCGAAAGCCCGATTGCTCGGGCTCATAGGGCGTATAATTAAAAGATAAAATTGTTGCTTATTTAAAAATCTTGGTCACATACCTCATCATGTAAGTCAAGCATGTACTGGCGCTCCATCATCTCCTGCTTATAGGTCTTGGTCTTAAACACCTCAAATGGAGCAATTGGGTTATCGCTCTTGGCTCTAACATGGTACTCATCCCATACCTCTCTAGCGTTATCAACCTCAATCAATATTTGGCTTGGTTCTAGGTTTAGGGCGTATGTCTTAATTACTTTACCACTTAAATCACTCACTGTAAAATCAACTTTAATCATGTTTCTCAATTTATTTATACACTCAATATACGAACCCATTTACCCAACCCATATTCCCAGACCCCAAAAGCCCGATTACTCGGGCTCACAGGTCGTATAATTAAAAAGATAGTAGTCAGGACAGGATTCGAACCTGCATCCACGTCTGGTATGGGTTCACTTACTGCCAATTGGGATTGTACATTTCCCTAGGATTCAGTTACTTGGCCATAGCGTCTTCCATTTCCGCCACCTGACTATATTTTTATTCAAGTGGCTTATCCAGCCACTTCATCACCTTTAACTTGAGCTGGTCGTCCACGTTTAACGGTACCACCATTTAACTCAGCCTTAGCCTTCAACTCAGCTAATCTTAACTGCCTAGCACTATTTGGATTTACAGGGCGTCCTTGCCCTACACCTAATATCTTATTTATTTCTTGCTTAGCTAATCGAGCTTGCCTTTCACTGTTCTCATTTACAGGGCGTCCACGTTTCAACTCACCATTTGCTTTTTTAACCGCTAACTCTGCTAAACGGATTTGTCTTGCACTATTAACATTAACTGGACGGCCTAATTGCTTTACTTCTTTTACTTCAACTTTTTTCATAACTTTATTTCTTTTTATTTATATTATCAATATACGAATTATCTATTTACTTACTTATTCCTTAAACACTAAAATAACAAGTAGTTCCAATAGCAATACAATTATATATTATTAAACTTACTATTCCAACTATAAATCCTAAACCTAAAGTAATACAAACTTTATCAACTAAATTACCTTTTACTAAACTTAAACTTTTTTTCATTTTATCTTTTTTTAATTATACCTTAATATACAAACTTTAATTTAACTTACTTATTCCCTGATTTACTAATTAATTTCATAATTAATACTACATTCAATAACAAACTTAAATAAACTATACTACCTATCATATTTCTTTTTTTAATTATACACTCAATATACGAAACTACATTATATTATTTTATTCCATTAACTCTTTATTTATAAAATCTTTAATTGTTTCTTTATCTGGGAATGTAAATTTATCTTCCCCAATATATAAAAAATATCCAATTTTTTTATCAAATAACACTAACACTCCTTTATAAACAAAACCAATATCCATCTTTTTATTTTTAATTATACATTTAATATACTAAATTTATTTATCATTTCTATGTCCTTATCATCTAATCTAATAAACTTAAACTCAGTTTCTCCTTCAAATATAACTAACCAACATTTATCACTACCATCTTCTCTTACTATACAACTTACTTTTTTACAAAATTTAATTTCAATTAAACTAATAACATTTTTTAAATCAATCATTTTATTTCTTTTTAATTATACAATCAATATACGAAAAGACCCTATAAAAGGGTCTTCCTTAATTATTTTATTTTATTCAACTTCCCACTTAATCTTTAATATCAAAGTTCCTTCATTTTCAATTCTAAAATTCTTATAATCTTCAAAATTACCTTCAAATCCATATTCTTTCATTCTCATATAATCATTCCAACCATAATCCATTTTCTTATTTAATTCAATTTTATAATTTTCAAATTCTAAATTCTCAATAAATTCTTTTACTTTATTAAACAATTCATTATACATCTTCATATTACTACCTCTCTCCATCATTTCTCTATTAACAATCCCACCTTTCAATCTTCTAACAACTCCTCCTTTAACACCATATAAATCATTAAAACTATAACCAAATTTAACTCCTAATTCTTTATCTAATTTTTCAATTATTTCATTTCTTACTAATAAACTTCCTTTAGTTTTTTCAATATCAATTTTACCAAACATAACTTTTATTTTTTTATCTTTTTTAATTATACATTTAATATACAAAAAGCCCTTATAAAAAGGGCTTCCTATATTATTTATTTATTATTTATTTATTTAAACTTCTCTATTAAATCCTTTATTAATTCTTTAATATTCATATCCTCTAAACTACTTAATATAATTTCTTTTTCAATATCTTTATATAAACTAAAACTACTTCCTTTACCATTTTCTAAATTAACATTAAATAATTTATTTTTATTATTTCCATATCCTCTATTATTTTTACTAATAAAAAATACTCTTAATCCTTCTTTAACAAATTCTTTTTCTAATATATTAATTTCTTTATTTAATAAATCTAATTTATCTTCTAATTCTTTCATTTCATTTACTTTACTTAAAAATAAATCTTTATTTTCACTTTTTTCAAATAATTCTTTACTTTTATTCTCTTCAATACTTTTAATATTATTAACTACTTCATTTACAACAATATCCAATTCCAATTTACTTAACTTTTTCATAACTTTTCTTTTTTTAATTATACTTTATTTATTTATCTTTTTATATTATTAATATACAAATTTCTTTTTAATTTACTTATTCCTTTTATTTATTTATTTAATAATTAAAAACAAACTCTACTATTTCCTCTGAATTAAGAGAACTAAAAATTCCATCCTCACTTTCATCTTCCTCTTCATAAACAAAGTAATAAGGAGTTTCTTTCTCATCTTCCTGAGTTGAACAAGTTATTAATAATTCTTTAAACTCAATACTATTCCCTGTAAAACCAAAATCTTTTAATTCTTTAATTTTTAAATTTAATTCTTCTTTTTTCATTTTTATCTCTTTAATTATACCTGAAATATACGAATCTTACTTTAATTAAGTTATTCCTTAGTTTAATCTAATTATACTATCTTCAAATCTAAACACTTCAGGCATAAAAATAAATTGTACAGTATTCACTTCCTGGATTAATAAAAATGCTAACAATTCTAATTCTTTTCTTTCTTCTTCACTCATTTTATTTTCTTTTTATATCATCAATATACGAAGGAGAAATGTATTAAAACATTCCTCCATCAATTACAAATCGTTTTCTATAACCTATTTCTTCATCATAAACATTTTGTTCACCAACATCTTCAACTTCATTATTATAAACCCAGTCCGTTGGATCACATCCTCTAACAACTACTTTTAAATTCTTATTTTTTACTTTTTCTAACTCTTCAATTAATTCTTTTACTGTCATTTTTTATCTTTTTAATTATACATTTAATATACGAATTATTTTTTAATAAACTTATTCCTTAACACTGATTAATCATTAAAGTCAATAGATATTCATATTGTTCTTTTGCTTCAATATTATGTTTATTTAACGTCTTTTGTATTTTTTCAACAGATCTAAAAAAGTCTTTTAATTCACTACCAATAACAAGTTTATCAATTATTTCATAACGTTCATCACTCACTTCACTTACACTGATTAATTCATTCATATTTTTCATCTTTTATCTTTTTAATTATGTTATCAATATACGAAAGCCTCTTTAATAAGAGGCTTCCTTTGATGATGATTATTATTTTATTCCTAAGCAGCTATTTCATTATTATCTTTTTTAGGTCGTCCTCTTTTAACTAAACCTAACTCTCTTTTACTCTCTAACTCTTTTAGTCTTTTCTGTCTTTCACTATTTTCATTTACAGGACGTCCTTTTTTCAACTCTCCATTTTTTCTTTTATTTTCTAACTCACTAATCCTCTTTTGTCTTTCACTATTTTCATTTACAGGACGTCCTCTTTTTAACAATCCTAACTCTTTTTTACTTTCTAACTCTTTAATCCTTAATTGTCTTACACTGTTTTCATTTACAGGACGTCCTAATTTTACACTTTTAACTTCACTTTTCATAACTTTTCTTTTTTTAAATTTAATTATTTATATTTCTTATTTATACTGTAATATACGAATTATATTTTGTTTTACTTATTCCTTAACAAAACTTATCTAACAATCCTTTATTTTCTAATTTAATCAAACAATTATTAACATTAAAAGGATTTTTTCTTTTATAATTTTTTAATTCTTCATTTACTAAATCTAAAAACTCACTTTCATCATTATTATCTACAAAATCAACTTCATCAAATTCATTTATAAACAAATTTAATTCTTTAATACTTTCAAATTTCATAACTTTTCTTTTTATATTTTTTATTTATACTGTAATATACGAATCAATTTTAACAATCTTTATTCCCTTTGTGTTTATCTTTTCTTGTATATTTCTTTTTATTCCTATACACGTTAGGACGTGTTGCTTGATTTATTTCTTGTTGTGTAACTTCTATTGTTTTCATTTTATTTTCTTCTTTCATTTTAAATATACGAAAATTGTTTGATAAAAAGTATTCCTAAGCAGTATGATGGCCTGCAATTTCTTTGCAAGCTTTTTTTGTTGATTTCCTGACAATGAACATCCGTGACGATTTCCGTGTTTTGTAGGTCCTGGGGATATTTTCGTGCCCTTAACGCTGTATCTATCCGTTACCCGTTTCCATGACGGAGAACATCATTTTGTTCCCGTATACATATGTGAAATATATGAAAAATTACCCAGGTTTCCAAATGTTTTTTACTATTTTTTACCCCCCTTTCCCCCGTTTTTCACGTAGGGGACGTGTGTTTTTGTATATACTTTTGGAAGGGGTTAAAAATGGTTGGGGCGATTCATGGGGGGGTTAGATACACTATTTTTTCACACCATCCATTGTAAAACACACTTGTCACATACTATTAACGATTCCCGTTTTGTTGATAATCATCATTAACAATTGACGTTCCCCATGTTGATGTTCATTCCACACATTGATGATTCCTGTTGGTGATGATCATCGATGATTTCCGTTTTGTTGATGATCGTCATTGACGATGTTCGTTCGCGTTGTTTACACGTTTATCTCAATTATTTTGACGATTCCTGTTGGTGATGTTCATCGTTGATTTTCATTTGTCCTTCAACAAAATCCTTTAAATGGATTACTTCCTCACAAAAACCATACACATCAATATCTCCTCTATCTAGTATTAATTTCAACAATTCAATATCATTGATGATCATTTCTAACAATTCTTTATCACTCATAATTTCTATTTTTTTAATATCTAATCAATTCACTCAGGTATTCTCCTGTTGGTTTTCCATTTCGTGTTATTTCATAATTAGGATCCATTCCTACTTGTTCCACATAGTATATCAATTTTTCTATTGAACTGAACTCCTCTACAAAATAATCACAATCTAAACTATACATCTTTCTTTCTTTTTATTATACACTGAATATACGATCTCTATTTTATATTTCTTAGTCCTCTATCATATTATCTACTTGTTCTTGGATAGCTTCAATTAGTGATTGATCGTTAATTGTGTTTCCATTTTGATCAACTAATTTAAAATCAATTACTTTACCATTTTCCTTATACCATTCAGTGTAAACTAAATAATCATTAAACCAATCTTCCCCATATTGGAAAGTAAATGTTTTTGATGTTGTTTTATTTTCAGTTTGTTTAATTAAATTCATAACCTTTATTTTTTTTATTATACATTAAATATACGATCTCTATTTTATATTTTCTATTCCTTAATTAAATACAGGTTCAAATAATTCATCCAACACCCCACTATTACTTAATAAAATATGAGAAGGTGTGTTTGGAAGAAACACAACACGTATGTCTTTTATTTCTGTTGCTAAGGAACAATACATTCTATCTTGATTTGGACCTAATCCAATTATATCTAAAACTAGATCAACATTATCTTTTCTTGTTTGTTGTGATTTCCACTTATACCCTAATAATTTTTTCATTTTCTCTCTTTTTATACATTCAATATACGATCTCTATTTTACCTATTTTATTCCCTTTATCTACTTTTAATAATTTCAATGTAACTAGCTCCACTATAACCATTTCCAGACCATTTACTTAATTCTTTTTCATTTAATGTATTGGCTAATTCTTCAATGGCTTCAATTGACATGTTATCAATTTGTTTTGCTGTCATATTGTTCTGATTTATAGGTTTCTTTATAGTATTGTTCTGCTACATTATCATTTATACCTTCATATCTTATCAAATAAGCCTCCATTATCTGGGCTTTCTCCATCTCTTTGGCTTGTTGAATAATCTCTCTATAATTATCTCTTCCCATTTCAATTTGAATTAAATTGTTATAAGATTTAGAGTCCATTATTTGTAGTTGTTCATCCAACCACTCTACTGCTGTTTGTTTCATATTATTTACCTTTCAATATCTCTAAACACTTTTCACAACCCACTTCTTCAATACCTTCCATTCTAGCATGGTTAGAACTCAATGCTGGTGTACCACATAAATTACCTACACCTGATTTATAAGCATGTGCTGTATTGCTCCATACATTTCCTTTATTACCAAATATGCTAAATTCTTTACCTAATTCTTTAATGTTTATTTTTTTCATAACTTTTCTTTTTATTTTCTTAATTTATACATTCAATATACGAAAAGAGGCTTACACCTCTTATTCCCTTAAATTTTATCTCTAAACATTAATTTCAATTTATCTTCAAGTCCTGAATTAGCTAATTCTTCTTCTTTTTCATTAATCAATTTATCTAAATCAATACCTAAATCTTTTAATTGTGCTCTAAATTGTTTATATCCTTCGAAACTTGAATCAACATCAATTCCTAAGAATTTTACATTTAATACATCAATACCTAAATCTAAATCAACACCAACACTACCATCTTTACTTTCATAAATGAATGCTTGGTGTTGTAATGTCATTTCAATTGCATCATTATTTCCTAATTTTACTTCTGTTTCGAATCCAACCATTAATGTTTTGCTTGTAATTTTCATAATTTTTCTTTTTTTTATTTAATTTATTTTCTCTTTTCTTACTTTCAATATACGAAATCTTTTTTATATCTTTTATTCCTCTACTTTAAGTGCAAAATATATTTTTACTCTCAAATGGTTTCCGTCGCTTTTATTTCCAACAACAACACCATCAATCACTGAAAATGCATGGCCTTTCTTGATGACGAGGTATTTTCCTTTAGGGTATTTTTCAATAAACATTGACAATGTTATGTTTGTTGGTTTACCACCATTCTTTTGATGTCTTGCTGAACCTGGATACATTAGGTTTTCTTTTGGTATAACTGAATATGGAATACCTTTGATGTTGTCCATCCATGAACTAAGTTTCAATGCAGTATTGAATGTACCTTTTCGTGGTTGTCTTTTTAATTTATCTGCTGCAAACTTATGTGCAACGTCATATTCTAATCCAAACGTTGAAGCGATTGCTCTAACTACACAATCGTTATTTTCACCTTTAGCAATTGCACTTTCGTTGTATCCAACAATATGATCTGCTGAACAAATACTTTTCATAACCTTTCTTTTTAATTTACTGAAATATACGAAAGCCCTCTTGATTGAGGGCTTCCTTTATTAAATTTCTATTTTACTATTACAATCCTAATCCTTCATTGATCGATTGCATTACATTATTTTCACTTGGTCCACATTCATCATCTTCTTCAACAACAAATTTCTCTAAACATGCTGTGATATGATCCATTGTATCATAAACATTAATCTGACAACTATCTAATTCAATTACATTTCCATAACCAATTGAAAACTCAGCATTATCCTTATCAACTAAATCATCACAATTGTTATCTAAACAACGCTCAATTTCATTAGCAATTTCATCTGCTAATTCCTGTGTAAATCCACTTTTCTTTTCTGTTTCCAATTGTTGGATAAGTACAATTACTTTATCAATATCAACTTGTGATGATAATGTTTTTGCTGCTTCTAACTGTTTTACTAACTCTTCTTTTTTCATAACTTTTATTTTTTCTTTTTTATTTACTTTAATATACGAAATCTATTTTATACTTCTATTTCCTCTACTTCTTTTTGAATAACTTTTAACATCCCTTCCATCACTCTAAAATCTTCTTTTACTTGAGCTGAAGCACAATTCAATATACACAAGTCTAAGCGTGAACGTTGAAATTCAATTGTGTTATCACTTTGCCATCCTTCAAATTTGGTTGGTACGAAACTAATTCTACCTCCATCATCCCCACAATCATCTATTTCATAGTTTGGAAATACTTCATTTACAAATGTTAGGAATCGTTTAATTTTTTCTTTTTGTTTTTGTGTTTTATTCATCTTTCTCTTTTTATACTTGAAATATACGAAAGCCCTTTTAATTAAGGGCTTCCTTTATTACAATCCTAAATCTCTTTTGACAAAGTCCTCATCTTCTAATCGTTCTATCATTGCTAATGCTTCTTCATCTGCTAATTGTTCTTTCAGAAACGAAATAGTAGCATTGATTGTACCTTGCAAGAAACCAACTGTTCGAGCTGGATGTGTTTCTATATCAGCAAGCATTCTATCTGATTCTTTTACTGCACTTTGTAATGCACCTATTACTATTTCAATTGTTGAATTTTTCATATTTTTTTCTTTTTAATTTATTGTAATATACGAAAGAGAGTTTACAAACCCTCTTCCTCTAATGTTTCTTTTAATATCTCTACATTGCTAGAGCCATACCTATTCACTAACCAAATGCCATCTCTGTTTAAGCAATAGACATATTCTGCTCCACTTTCAAAACCTAACTCAAACAAACCTTCAACATCTAAATAACTAGTTGAATGAAAATCTTCACCTCGATCACGACAATATGCTACTGTATCTATTGTTGATTCTCCTAATGAACTGATATCTCCTAGTTCAATTAGTTTTTGTAATTTTTCTTTATCGTAGTGGTTGAATAATGTTTTACCTACACCACTAATATACCCATCAAAATGACAGTAAATTGAATTTACTATACCTGATTCGTTTTCAATTGCTATTCTACTTCTTGTGCTCATATTTTCTTTTTTTATACACTCAATATACGAAATTTCTTTTAATAAGCTTATTCCTCTGTTGTAAAAAGTTCAATAATAAAATTATCATCACTTTCAATAGCAGTGTCTTCCAATGCTACAAACACTTCTCTCAGTGTAGTTGCTTTTTGAATTGATGATATTTTTTCTTTCCAATCTCGTTCAAATCGACGAAACGATTCTACTTCAAATTCAATATCATCTATATCATCTATTTCCTTAATGTACTGGAGTGTATAACCATATGAACAATCAAATTCAGTGTCCATCCACTCTAGCAATTGTTTTTTTCCTCTTTCAAAATCAAATTTCATAATCCTAAATCTTTACGTTCTTCAATTAAATATTCTACTTGTTCAATTGGCATTGTTAACATTAATTGTCTTAACATTTGCCAGTCCATTTTTATTTCTTTAAGAATGCATTGCATTGTTTCACCATCCACTTCTATATCTTTGAGTACATCAATTACTAATTTAACTCTTTGTGGATTTTCTTGCATTTTTTCTGTCATAACTTTTATTTTTTACCAATGATTACCATTATTTCTTGATGGGTTTTGAGCGAATGCTTCTTTACACATCTGTTCTACATTACTATCCTTAAATTTACCCCATGGAAATATACCTTCGTATGTACCATATTGGTAACCAACTAACGCAACTTGTACTATTTCTTTTAGTACTTCCATTTCTTCATCAGTTTTAGCTATTTGTCTTGCTGATATTGTGTTTAACTGACCATATCTATCACAACCGCTTGTTCTGTAATGTTTAACTAATTTTTCTACTAACATTTCTTTCATAACTTTCTCTTTTTCTTACTTGAAATATACGAAAGCCCTCTTAATTGAGGGCTTCCTTTTTTATTGATTGTTAAACTTTTCTAACAATTCCTCTGCTGTGAGTTTTTCAAGTTCAGCATCAAACCGTTTACCTATGTATTCTTTATTGTTGTAAGTATCTAATTCAAATTGAACATAACTACCTGATTTGAATTTAACTTCAACTATTTTAAATGAACCTCTATACTTAGTATAACCATCTTTACTTATTACTTCAGCATCTGGGTATAGTTTTGTATATTTGTTAATTGTGTTTTTTTCTAGGTTTGCTTTCTTTTTATACTCTTCAAATTGGTTTGCTGCTGCTTTATTATGGAGTTGTAATTTTTCAAGTATTGTTTTCGGTTTGTAGAAACGATACTGTTCTGTAATTGAACCACATTGAATTTTACCTTTTTCTACATCAAAAGAGAATTTAGCAGGTTTGAGTTTTTTATCTGCTTCCCACACATAAAAGTTTTGTCCTAGCAAATATATTTGTGAATCACATTTTTCATATTCAACTTCAGCTTCAAATGATGTGTTGTTGTAACTATAACCTAACCTTGTATTGCGTGTTTCAATAGTTACTTTACAACTTTGTTCAAAATGAACACCTTCAACAAAATTATTTTCAAGTAAAAATGCTACAACGTATTTATGTCTATTTTGAGCGTACTCTGAATTTTTCTTTTGATTTTCAATATAGGTATTTACTTGTTCTTGCTGTTCAGTTGTCAACAATATACCTGCAAATAAATCTAATTGGTTTGGGTCTTTAATGTTTTCTGTTTCTTTCATAACTTTTATTTCTTTTTTTATATAATCAATATACGAAATTTCTTTTGAGTATTCTATTCCTTAGCCTATACTTGAATCCCAACTTGTTACTATAAAGTCTAATTGCAATCCAATAACTTTTGTTTTACCTTCATCACACCATGCTTTTGCTTCAAATCCACCTGTAGCATATACGCTTGCTGCTTCATGGTGAGTATCTTTGTAAATTCCTAATCTGTTTTCGGCAGCACCTCGCAATAAACGTTCTGCTTCTTCTCTTAAATCATAGATGGTAGGTGTTTCTCCTCGCCATTTCCAATCTAAAGCACCCATAGCACGTTCTACTTGATCAAAATCAAATTCATCCATAATATCTTTGATCATATATTCAAGATCCTTTACTACGGGTTTTGGTTGTTCAAGTGCTTTATTGATTAGTTGTTGTAGTGTTAGTAATTCGTCTCTGTCTAAATTTTCTAAATTCATTTTCTTAATTTTATTGGAATATACGAAATTTCTTTTACAATCTCTATTCCTTACTTAAAGTAAACATCATTTCAGCTACATCATCTGCTGTGCAACGAGGCATTACTTCTACATAACCATCTTCTAAAACAACCCATTTCCCATCTGAATATAACATCCAGTCTTTATCTCCGTTCCATGCTGCTACTTCAGCTGTTGTTTTACCTTGATCTGAATATGATGATTTTCCAAATATAACGCTAATGGTACAACCATTTCCAAATGTGATTTGAAAACCATCATGCCACATTTCTTCATCTACTACTGTTGCAAATTTTTTCATTCGTCTTCAAATTTTGCTGTTATTACGACTTGTTCAGACAAATACTCTATCTGTCCTGCACACGCATTGTATTTTGTAAATTTAGGGTTTTCTATCATTTCAAAATAGCAACGTTCATTTTCTGTGTATAATAGCTTTCCATAAAATGTTGGAAATGCATTACTGCACAATACACGTCCAACCATTTTTTTCAAGTTATGTCCTTGATGGATGCGGGGTGTTATTTTATTTCTACCTAAATTCATATTGTTTTATTTCCCATAGGTTTCTTTGTAGTATTGTTCTCCATCTTCATGGTCCCCAGTCCATTCACAATCGTTATAAGCATTTACAATTTGCTCCTTCTCCATCTCTTTGGCTTGTTCTAAACTAAATTGTACTACTTCAAGTAAATCTCCATCGTGTTCAAAATGTGATTTTAAATTGTTGTATAACCACTCTACTGCTGTTTGTTTCATTGTTCTTGTTGTTTAAAGGTTTCGTTATAGTATTCATTTGGTTTAAATTCTTTAGCAGCCATATCGTAGCTACCCATGATATAAGCATCTTCAATTTGCTCCTTCTCCATTTCTAATTTAGACTCAGCATCGTTTATACACAATTTTAAACAATTTACTAAACTTGGCGCTGTATCTTCGCATATATCTAACGTTGCCTTGAGCCACTCAATATGTTCTTGCATTGCTGTTTTCATTGTTCTCTCTTTAATTTACTTCAATATACGAAATTTCTTTTGATCAAACTATTCCTTTTTAGAAAAACCTGCCCCACTTTCGTGAGGCAGGGTAAAAAAGAAAACTACTGTTATGAAGAGCAGCGTAGTCAGGGCAGGATTCGAACCTGCACTAGCCCTGGTATTCACCATATTAAATTAGGACCGTGTTACCAATTACACCACTTGACTTACCCCGAATTTTATAGTAGCGGCACCTTTACGCGGCCGTCGGTTCTACTTGCGACGATTTTTTGCTTAGGCAGCTATAAATTCAGCTGCCATTGCAAATAATTTTTGGTTGATTTCCATGTCTTGTTTGAAATTCTTCACTTTACGTGCTTTTCTAATTTTAGCACCTGTCATGTATGAAAAACTACCATCTAATATCTTTTCTTGAATCACGTTGAATACTGACCATAAATCACTACCTTCATCTTCTTTACGTGTTGGTGCAAGTAGTTCATCTAGGTTAATGTTCATAGCTTCAACTTGATCTTCTGTGAAACGAGTTGTCAATGCTTTTTTAGCAAGCTCTTTTGCTTGTTCCTCGTCCAACTTAATTTCTTTCATTTTGTTCATTGACTCAACTGTCAAAGGCAACTGCTCAACCATTTCACGAATTTGTACTTGCAATTCCTCAAATGTGTAGCCCATGTGACGCATTTTTACATCATTGAACTGCTCAGTTGAAATAACCAAACCATTTTCACATACCATACGGAATAGGCCTGCTGTAAACGTAAACGCATTTTTTCCATCGTTTGAATTTGTTAATAAGATTTGTGGAAATACTGTATCACCGTCAGCACCATTGATTACTACATCTGGGTTGCGGAATACAACTAAGTGTTTTTGGAACCCTTTTGTTCCTTCTTTTCTAGCTTTTACCTCTTTGGCATCAACTACACCCCATCCTAATTGTTCCATATCTTCAATCACTCGATTGGTTGGAATGTGGGTAAATTTGTCTGAAACCGTTGGAGCGGCTGTTTCTGTAAAAATTGACTTGGCGCGTTGCTTAACTTCACTCATTGTCAAAAAACTGTCTTGGCTTAAATTTAACATAACTTTTCTTTTTTTTAATTTAACTTATTTTCTCTTTTCTTGCTTTCAATATACGAAAGCTTTTTTAATTCTCCAAATTTTTATCTATAAAATTTACTATCATCTATTTCAAACTCATCTTCTTCTACTTTGTAGTAGTCATCTTCAATTTCATCTACTACATCTTCATCTTCGTCTCTATATTCAGGTAACAATCCTGCATTTTCAACAATCCACCATACTCTATCCTTGTAGAGATCAATTGATGTATTACCAATTTCAGTAACGTTTCTTTCTGTTAATAAAGCAAGTTCAGCAATCAGTTCACAGGTAATTTGATCTACCTCATCTATTGACATTTCTCCTGCTTTGAAACGTTTTTTCAAATCTAAATACTTCACTTCAATTACATGTTTTTCTTTTTTTGCCATAACCTATTTTTTTACTATTCTACTTTCTATTAAATTTATAAACGCTTGTACTTCACCAAATTCTGTAAAACGGATTGATGGTTCGGTATTAAAAATTTCTACAAACCACTGTCCATCTTCTCCTACATCAGTGTTTGAATTTGAAATTAAGGTGAGTCCATTTACTATATCATATGTGTAGTAGTGGAATTCATCTTCTATCCAAAGTCCACCTTCATCATCTGAAACTTCTATTCCACCATCTTCTTGTTTCTCAAAACCTAGTAATTGCAATTCTTTTTCTGTCATTTTTTATCTATTTTATCTAGTTCGTCTCTAATAACAATTGCTACTTCATATTCTTCCTTTTCAAGAGCATGTTCTAACATATCATGAATCATTGCTTGAAAATCACCTTTGAATAAATTCACTAATGCGTCTTGCAAATACAATTTGTCTTCAATACTCAATTTACTATCCCGAATAATCGGATGGAAATCAGCATTACTTGATGCTATTTGGCTCATAATTCTTCTTTCACTCATTTTCTTAATTTTAATTTAATATACGAAATTTAAGCATCTACTAAAATTCCGTAATTAATTTTATTGTTTTCAAGCACAAATGATAGCTTTTTGTTTACGTTTCCATTACGGTTTTTATTAAACATCATGAAGCAACCCCCACCATCACGTTCTGATTCACGTCGCATTTCAAGCATTCCATCTGTCATATGTTTCAATTTGTTTGAACCTACAAACTCACCTGACTTGGTTACTTGCTGGATTAGAAGGAATGAAGTAAATTTGGTTTGTTTGTTTTCACCTTTGTTATTTCGAACACAGGCCTCAACCAACCATGATTCAGCTGTTTTACGATCCCATCCGTTATCGTCTCTAGCACCTTCAATAATTTCAGCAATCGAGTCAATCAAAATCAAATCATAACCAATATCAAATGCTTGTTCAATAACATCTTTTGTATTGTATTGCATAAAATCAGATGTGAATAGCGTATCTACAATTCCAAATTGTTTGAATCGTTCAGTATATTTGAACATTTGTTTGCGCCCCATTTCACCTGAAATGAATAGACATTTGCGACCTTTGTTTTGAACAGAAGCTAAAACATCAAGCATTACTGTTGTTTTGCCTACTCCTGGATCACCAATTGCCATGATATTTGTTGCACATGGTACTCCTTGTTCATGTGAAAACAATGTATCTAGAGCAGGTACTCCTGTTGACATTGATTCAAGCATTCGTTTGTCAATGTCAAGTTTATTCAATTTGGTAATTTGAGTAAAATCAATCACTGATGGGACAGGTACTAAATTTTGTACTTTTGCTGGGCGTCCTCGTTTTCCCGTTGTTTGTCTTTTTACAATTTTCATAACTTTTCTTTTTTTAAATTATACACTCAATATACGAATTCTTTTTTAAATCTCTTATTCCTTAATTAAGGATCTTACAAACTCTGGGTTATTGTAGATCAATACCATCATAACTATTGCAACTGTGGTTGCAATCAATGTAGCTGTTCTTGTTTGAGGATTTTTAACATAATCAATCCATTCCGATATGAAATACCAAGCTACAGCAAAAACTACAAGTACAACTAATATACTTGCAAGCGTATCTAAAAAATTGTTTTTTTCCTTCTTCATAACCTTTTATTTGCCTTAAATATACGAAAGTTTTCTCTTGAAAACTATTCCTTTATTGAATACATTCTTTGTATCCGTTTATAATGGCTTTTTGAATGCTTACAGCAGGATTTTCCTTTACTGCTTTCAAAGCACAAACCAACAATTTAGCTTCTACTCCTTGCTTTTTAGCTTCATCTAGTGCTTGTTGAGCTGTTTTTAATTGAATGTGTAATTCTTGTGGTTCTTCTATACTCATATGTACTCTTTTTCTAACTTAAATGATGTACCGTATTGAATTGTTCTGACTTGACTGTCTCTTACGAGTGGTTTTGCTTCATCTAGGTCATCACTGAAAGCAGGATAACCACCTCGCAACCCACAAAATACTTGACAATATTCATTCAGCACAATGAATTCAGGTAACTTCGGTTCTCTTGATTTTTTCGGCTTTCTTCCCATATTTTTCTTTCAATATATGAAAGAAAATTTAAAAAACCAAATCCTAAAATCTAGCTAATGGGTCAACTTTTTGAATACCTCCGTCTGATTCACCTCTGGAGTTAAATGTTTTTTCTTCAGGTGTAACTGAAACTAATATTCCGTTGATTTTGAATTGTCCACCTTGTTTAAGTAGTTTTTTGAATAATATTTGGTGATTTTCATTCCATGATTCACTTGCAGATAAAACAGTTGGTTTGTCAACTATTTCACCGTCAAATTTGATGATGATTCCTTTTCGTATTGATTGAGGTGATATTGCCATTTTTTATTTTATAAATTTTACGTCTTTAACTGTTCGAGTTGGAACTTGAATACGCTCACCTGAACATTTTGTGATGTCTGCTACTCCAAATGTGTACCAAGTAACTTTTTTTGCTTTAAATGCTGTTTCATCATTCATTGTAATATCCATATTACAAGTATTTCTGTTTTGATATGATACGATTCCCATTGCTAATGCAAATGAACCTATCAAAATGGGTAATAAATAAAATTCTTTCATAACTTAAAATATATCGTTTAAATGTTCTGGGCAGGTATCAGCTATGTGCTTCTTCCACCATGTTTTGAGTTTCTTCAATAATTTCTGCATCTTGTATAGTTTCAGCGAATAAAAAATGTGTGTCGTTTCGTAACACATGATCAACACGAAAAAAATAATCTCTACAGTCTTTAACCATCTCTAAATTAACTATTCCATCTTTGTTTGTAAAGTTGTGTAGTGGAATATCTCTGTGGATAATATAGTACTTGTCGTTGTGTTTGTAGAAACTCATTTAATATTGTATTGTTCTTTATATTTGGCAATAAACGATTCACCTACCCCCATATCAACTATTTCATAGTTGTTTGGAATTAATGGGTTACGTTTTTTCTCATCAAGAATATCATCAACACTAGATTCTGTTATCATCATATAGTGTTTTTTTCCTGTTGGTTTTTTAAACACTACAACCACAACTAATTTCTTTTCTGATGGTCGTCCTTTACTTTCGTGATATATTTTCATAAACGGTATATGGTGTTAAAAAAGATATAAGTGACGAATCTGAATTGTAGTAGTAAATACTATCGTCTGTTGATGTAAATCGGTCTGTAAGTGCAACAGCGTTTACTGTATCATTTTTGTATATGATTTTTCCTTCAATACAATACTTGTAACTTGTATTACTGTATGCGTCACATCCACTTTTTGATGATTTGCAAGCGAATAAAAAGTATCCAAGTGCAATTCCTGTCATTAAGTGGATAAAATAAATCCAAATTGTTTTTAAATCTATGTTCATATTTTTAATTTTCTATTATGATATCTTCTAATTTCAATCCCCACATTAAACGTATCATATTCATTTCACGTTCAGCCGTTCTAGATGGGAATCGGAATAGTTTCATAAGGTATTTTTTACCCCATTCATTCCATTCTTCATCTTGCTCCGCAGTCATTGTCCATTGTTGGAACCAATTGTCTTTACGGTCTTTAATGTCATCATAAGTAACATTATGACCAGCAATTTTAAACATTTCGTTGATTAAATCAACTACTGCTTTTTCTTCTTTCTGTTGTCTTGATAACCTTTTCATTTTCTTCTATTAATTGTTCAAAATCTTCTCTCTTAATCGAT